TCTGAAGAGTTTTTTTGGATTCGGATTTTGATTCGGGCTCGAATTTGGATTCGGGTTTGGGTTCGGGTCTGGGTTTCAGGGTTCGGGTCTGAGGGTTTGGGTCTGAGGGTTTGGGTTTGAGGGTTCGGATTTGAGGGTCTGAGTTTGGGTTTGAGTCTGGGTCTTCGGGTTTGGGTTTGGGTTCGGGTCTGAGGGTTTGAGTCTGGGTCTGAGGGTTTGGATTCGGGTTTGGGCTTGAGGGTTTGGCTTCGGGTCTGAGGGTTTGGGTTTGGGTTTGAATGAGGGTTCGGGTTTGGGTTTGAGTCTGGGTCTGAGGGTTTGGGTTTGGGTTTGAATGAGGGTTCGGGTTCGGGTTTGAGGGTCTGAGTTTGTCCCGGATCCATTCAGAGGGGGGGAAGATCCAAAAAAAAATCTCTGTCAAGAAAAAACTCTTGAGATTTTGAAAAAA